CGCCTGCCTCAATGGTAATATCTTTCGTTCCGTCGAACGGTACACCGTTAATAGTGCGGGCAGTGGCAAGTTTGGTCGCTGTGTTTGCATTGCCCAGCCATCTCGCAACGCCGACATTTGTTATTCGCGCAAATTCAAAGGCATTATGTGAAAAGATTGCTGTTTCACTGTCGTTAGTAGTTATTGATGTAGACGCAGTATTATTGCCAATTCTGAAATAGTGTCCAGCGTTTTCTGTCGCAATATAGTTTAACGCCCCTGTGGTAGAAGCTATGATATTCGCTTGTACTGTTGCTGTACTGGGTTTTACGCCAAAAATAACCTGTCCTTGACTGCCTGCCGCTGTGCCGTTTGATACAGCAATGTTTGCTCTGAAAGTATTTAATGCTGTATAGGTATTTGCTTGATTTAGTAAGCCTACTTCATCAGTACAAGCAATTTCTCGCCATGCAGTCCAGCTACTATTCCCGTGATAAAAACAACGACAATATGTCTTTAAAGTTACATAGCTACTTCCATATGTTCGATAAATTTGAATTAAACTTGTTCTAGGGGCATTGAATCCAATCAATACACTTAATACACCGCTTTTTGGCGTTGCATCATTATAGCTAGTAGGGACATTTGCTATTGTTTTTGCTTCTATATTGCTTTGTACTTGATATTCGCCAGGAGTTTTATAATCGTTAAAATCACTATTTGAAGGGATAAAATTCGTTATGTTTAAATATTTAGCCGAATTTACATCTCCGTTAGCTACTGCATCTGCAATACTATCATCTACATATTTTTTGTTCGGCACATCATTATTTACTGTAGCAGTTTTGATTACTGTCAATTCCAGCCCATTTGCATTAGTATATTTACCCCACGGAGAATTATTTAACGAACTAAATTCTACTGTGCCATCAGAATTATATACACTAGCAAAAGATGTTTGAACACCACTTCTTAAATAGCAAGGTCTATAATCAGCGGCATACATTACTAAATCGCCTTGTTTGTTTCTGGCTATGGAAGGTGTTTGTTTACTACCTTCAGGTTGTGTTCCGAGCCATAAACAAGTTGATACATCACCAGGAGTGGTAGCACTGCCCCGTATTGTTAAATTTGCATTAAATATAGCACTACCATTCCAATAGTTATTGCCTGTCCATGTGTTATTGCCTGCTAATTTGCCATAGGTCGTATGAATATTATTGCCATTAATATCAGCTAATGCTTTTGTTGCTGTACCCGCTGCATATTCTTGAAATGCGTCCATTGTGCCTAATTTAGTATCATCTACGACTTGATATTGTACTGAAGGAGTAACTCCTATTATCATTACAGTATCGCCATTTTGAACATCATCAACAGTTAAAGCAAGCATATCTGTAACAGTATCAACCTTTATAACATTATCCAAGCCTGCTGGAGGAATATTAGAAATATCTAATTGTCCTTTTATACGAGTGGCATCAATATCACTGGTATTTACATAATCAATTAAACTATTTATATATTTGATAAATGCCAGTCCGGATAATGTTTTCGTTATTTTCTTAAACATTTTCAGTAACTCCTTCCACTAAATCATAAATACATAATCTACCTGCAAAAGGATAAATTGCTCTTAATGTAACTGATTTATCAGTCATAGTATTAAATTCCATATCCACGAAAGGCACTCTAATATATTGATTATTAGCTTCGTCCTTCATTTGAATATTTAAAATTGCTTTACCACTTGTATAAATTTCGATTGTATATGTATCCCCATCGGCGACCCATAAATCTTCTGAAATTTCATCTGTAAATTCGAGGTAACTTGCAGCCTGATGAAATTTTTCATACCATTCCTGAATTTGCAAATATTGCATATTTACATTTTCAGCTTTATTCGTAAGATCTTTTTCAATTTCTTGAATATTTTCATGTCTTGTTTGAATATCGGCATAAATAGTATCAATACTTTCTTTGGTGCTTAATACTATTTCTGTATTAGCTTGTGTTTTATCTGCATTTAATTTAGAGTTTTCCTCTGACAATTTAGCATTTGTTTCAGATTGTTTAGCATTTGTTTCAGATCGTTTAGCATTTTGTGAATATATTTTAGATTCACCAGCATAACGTCCAGCTTCTGTTTCTGACTTACTAGCCGCCTCTGCGGAAGTTTTAGCCGCTTCTGCATATTGATAAGCTGTATTTGTTGATTCCTGAACTTGATGAAGTAAATCTTCTATATCTGATTTAACATCTTTAACATTTTGATAAATTACATCAATCTGATTTTTAATATTTTGGGAGACTTCTTGTGCCTTTTTAGCTTCATCAGCCGCTTTAACAGCTTTATCTGCATTTTCCTGAACTTGTTGAACATATTGTTCAAATATATCCGGAGTAGGATCTTCAGGAAGTAGACTATCCTCATTAAACCCACTATCAATAATTTCTATATCGATTTCATTAGTTGTTGCTCTTTTGTTATCCATAGATACGGCAAAAGCATTTACCTGCATTATTCCTGCACCAACTAAAACTTCCCACGGTACTGGATATTCTACGCCATCTGAAATGTTGGTTACATTGTAAGTTTTTCCATTCTTGGTAAATTGCACTGTCTTACCTACATAATTAGCCCAATCTTCAGAGGTTTCAAGTGTAAATGTTAAATAACCCTTACTATCTGCAACAACTTCAGAATCTCCATAATAACTCAATCTTTGTTTAAATATTCTAAATTTTATCATTTTTAATTCCTTTCTTTAAAGATCAGAATAAGCTCCATAACCATAATTTATCCACTGGAAATAAGACTGGAACTACACAACTTCGAGGAACTTTCATTGCAGGAAATCAGGTTGGGGGCAGTTGGGGTCGAACAACTGGCGTATTTTCCGGAACTGGTATATGGGCTGGCGAATGTGCTCATAAAAACGATACTCGTGAAGTTATACAATTTAATGGCGACCATAATCATGATATTAAAATTGAATCTACAGGCGTGAATACAGGTGGAGAAGAAGCTTATCCAAAGCATATAATTATGCCATATTATTTAAGAATATTAAATATTTAAAACTCTCAGGTAATAAGGCATTATAACGTGTTTTGGAAATCCTTCAGATTCTCCAGAATTTCCAATAGTAATATTATTTAATGTATTTGCTAAATTAAAGTTAACTTGCCACATGGCATCATCTCCACCATTTTTGCTATTTGCCCATCTTCCTAAATAGGTGGATGAAAATACTCCGGAGGTTGTTGGATCAAATTTCCAAGTACGGAAAGAACCTTGTGCTGGAGTAGTATTTATATTAGCCGTATGGTTATGGAGCTTATTCTGATCTTTAAAGAAAGAACCAGCATTTTCTCCACCACGACCAAAATCTAATATAAATGGAGTTCTAAAAGTTGTACTGTCATCACCAGTCGAAAAATAGCCAACAGAAGTTTTATTTAAGGTTAACATTTTTTGCCATTCAACTTCAGAAGTTAAAGGATAATATTTTTGAACAAAATCCCACAATTCTGGATATTCTGATCTATTTAATATATGACTTTGTGTCATTTTTAAGTATCCTGGAGGAGCGCTATTCCATAATTGCTGTTTAATCGTTCCTATTGGTGTAGTATCTGCAGATACTTGAATTGGTTGTTCTTCCCAAACAATATCATTATCTGTTATTGTTCGGGAACCTTCCGGCCCACTTGCTTCCGACCACGTTGGTTCATTACTGCCACTTGTACCAGCATTTTTAGATACCAGTTTAGTATGCAATCCAAAAGGATAAAGCAATACTGAATTTTTAGGGTATGCTGTGTTTGGTTGCCAAGAAAACCTTTTTAAAAATTCAGCGTGTTGCTGTAATGTATTTTCCCAGCCATTTACATTCGCGGCCATTACTATATCGCTATCTGTATCATGCCATAAATGAGCGATATAATCAGTGATTTTCATAACAATATTAGTCATTTGTTCCGACCTCCCTAATATTAATTCGATGTTCAATCATTGTATCTGAAGAAATAGGAATATAGACAGGGTCGTTTGATAATATTAAATCATTCTCATCTAAAAATTTAATATTGGTGATTAGTTGTATTTGCTCCCAGTTTTCAACATTATATTGAATCCTTAAATACCCACCTGTGATAATTTTTTGAACAAAAGTTGTTATCTTATAAGTATCATTTATAAGGACTGCCTTTATTTCTTCCCCTGTAAATGTTTTTAATTTGTTAAGCATTAACGGAGTCAATGATTGCACCTCCTCGGATTTTAATTTTGATAAATCTTGAACACTTATAAAAGGTTTTTGGCCTACTCGCCATTTACCACCTAAAATATAATTCCACCACCATTTTTGTTGATAAATTTCTTCGCCAACTTCAATAGTAGTTGGAATAAATGGAACATTGGTAAATACAATGTTTGCAGGTTTTATTTTATTTATAGTAGCAATACTTTCCTTATAAATAAAAGAATTAGAAGCATTACTTTTAACATATAAAGTATAGTTCAAATAATCCATTTCTACTTCATAATTATTTTCCCCAAACAATGAATTTAATTTTTGCCGAAGATATATCATTGTATAATAAGATAATGTTTGTATCCTATTTAATAATCTAAATCTTCTTTCTTCCAATGTTTCTGTTTCAGGGTCTGCAACTATTTGGAATAATTGTTCATAAGCATAAATACCATCTTCATCTGCGTATGCAATAAATTGATTATTTTTTGCTTTATTTAATAACAAATATAAGTTATTCCAAATATCATTTTCAACTTTAATTAATTCATCTGTTTCTAAAATACCTTCATAATAACGAGGAAAATAACGACCAATTCTAGTTCTGTATAAACCATACCTATTGTTCATCTAAACTCACCGTCCCTAATACAGGGATTTCCTGCAAAGAACTCGTTTCTGTTAATCTAATATCGGTATCAGTTCCATTTAATTGTAACTCGTAAGCACTGGATACACCTTTAACATTTAAAATTGCAAAATTAATTCTGCCAAGATAAACAATTACAGAGTAATTATTTTCATCATCACTATTTTCCCAAGCCTGTCTTAACGATAAAAGATATTCTTCTAATGCCAATTTGATTTGTGGCAAAAGTGTTTCTAATTTATATCCTGGCAATAATGTGATTTTTCCGGATACATTAATTGTTCTAGGTAATGGAGTGCTTACTGTTACCTTATGGCCAATAGGAGCAATGCCTAAACCTAATCCAGTTTCCCCGCCAGAATTTTCCGGATCGAATTTTTCTAAAATAGTTTGACAAAATTCTGAAGAACAAGAATTGTAATCTGTATCAATAATACTTAACTTTACAGTTCCTCCGCCTGCCCATACAGGATAAACTTGAACACCACCAATGCCTGGAATTTCTTTAGCCCATTGCCGATACTGTGCAATATTACCGCCAAAGGCTGTTTTCATTAAATTAGCTAAAAATCTTTCTCTTAGAGAATCATCTGATTCTTCTTCTTCTCCTGGATAAAGTAAAGTAGTAATTTCAGCACTTGCCAACTTTTCAATATAATCATTAGGAACGATTCTACCTATATAACTATTTCCCACGCTGCCAACAGTATTGCATTGCATAATATAACTTCCGGGTACTACATCCCCATCTTCATTTACATATACCTGTACTGCGGTATAATTTAAAATAGTATCTCCAACGGTTGAAAAAGATTGTCCAATAGAAATTTGACAAGGTTCATCCAGCTGTGTTTTAAATACTCCTAATTTTTTAGCATATGTTGCAGGATCTCGAGTTATACCCCCTTCTATCACACGCCCATCAAGCCATAATCCATTTGCAGTTTCGATATATGTTTGTTCGATAATATCAGCTAAATATAATATGTGTTTTGCAGCTTCGTAACAACATGGTGATAAAGCATCTCGAATAATCGAACCTTCTCGTTTATCAACATTATCTGGAACTTTGCTTAATGCTTCCGTTAAAATATAATCATAAGTATATTTTTGCAGATATTCGCTTAAAACATTCATTTTTTCACCTCCAAAGTTATTGGCAATACACCTGACTCAGTTTGTAAATCTAAAGTAATTGACATATAGTCAAGTCCTTCTTGTGTAAACTGTAAATTACTAATAGCGTAAATTCGAGAATCTGCTAATAAACAATCTTCCAAAGCTCTCTGTAAATCTGCTTGAATATAGTCAAAATCTTTACCGATATACTTTTCTAATTCAATTCCATAATTTTTAGAATAAATAACATAAGCATATCTTTCAGTATCAAAATTTTTCATTATTGCTTGTTCAATAGCGGGCTGTCCATCTGTTGTGCCTATAATTCGTTTATTATAATTATCAACCTTATAGGTTCTTGTAACTTCATTTTGCCCTATTTGATTTACAATAATATTGCGATTTGTGGGTATCATGGTATTCCCTCCACCCTTTGCTGAATTAAAAATTTCTGTCCATTATTAAATCTAATTAAAATAACTCTGTCGCCGGGATTCAAGCCACGCCATAATTGTATCTCAGGAAGCTCTTCTGTGGTATTGTGCATACCATTATGAATAGCTTGATGTTTATGCTTTACTTGTCCTTTTTCCGGAAAAGGAATCTTAATTATTGTTTCCTTACATAAAGCTCCGACAACTAATTGATTTTCACCTAATGTCGTTCTCGAATCTAATTGTACACTTAAAGGAGAAACAGAAAGCACTGTTCCGTATACACAGTCAGACATATCGGAACTTTGAGCTCTCTGTTTTACCATTTTTCGCGTTATACTTAGAATCCGAACAACTCCAGAATCTTCCATATTAAACACCTACATCCAAACTATATTGACTTAAATTTAATTTAACTATGTGCTCATTATTTTTCCAAGTATGCGAACAATCTGTTGCAATATATTCCTGCATATTAACGAAACCAGCTTTAGTTAGAGGGTCTAATTTAACGGTTAACCAATTTCCAGCTCTAAAAGAATAGGGTAAACCAACACATTCAACTCTTAAAGATTTTAATTCCCTATTTTTAACCTTTAAAAGAGCATCGCCTCTTTGTTTGATTTGATTTTCTGTTGCTGTTTTATCTACTTTTTCGTAATATTGCAATATGCCCCATTTACGCTGATTTTCATCATCCTGAGCCACATAAACTTTACGAACTCCTTCTTTCGTATTGTCTTGTACTAATTTTACACGATTATATGAATCCCTGTCAATGTTTTTCTTAAAATTGTAACCTGTAATATTTAAATCGTCTGAAATGTAGTAGTTTGTTTTTGTTGATAATAAACTGATTTGTTCTAATGTACCATAATTATCTCTCAGAATAAACCAATTTTGTATATTCACTAAAGCTTCATCATAGCCATAATTAATTATTGAATACAAGGATTTTCCATCATGAACTCGTGGAGAAACTTCCCATGAACAATCATCGACTATTTTGTAAGTAAATTTCCAGTCTTCACAAATAGCTTTAAAAATCTGAGTTGCTGTCTTTCCGGAAAAGACATAGGATTCTTTATTTTTTAAATAAAAAACTTGATCAACGGCTTCATAAGTAATAGTATCTTCAGAAGCTGTCATATTAACAACATATCCATAGAAAATTGGTATATCGTCAATTCTTAAATTAACCGTGGTTGCAAATTCTAAAATTAATTCAATATTATTAGGTACGGAGAATCTTAATTTTCCAGGCTGTTCTAGCAATGTCGTTGTCCAAGATATATCAAAGACAACTTGAGAAATTTCAAAAACTTTAGTATTCGGAAGTTGTACAGCTAATAAAATATTCATTACAGTATACCCGATATTTTATTTACCGCTGTTTCGGATACCCAACCAATCCAACGATCTTCATTATCAGTTATATGGATTGCTCCATTATTATCGAAATCTAAAAGATTTACGTAACAGCCAGTTTTATTCTTAACATACCTATCTACAAACTGCATAGCTGGATCTTTATAAATTGTACCTGTTACACTTACTTCATCCCCCATTGTTAAAGCTTCGGATTCGTCTGTTCTTAATCCACCAGTATCAACAGTTATTGTACCATCTTCATCAACAGTAGCGTTATTAACTGCATAAATCTGATAAACCTTAAATTCGATATCATAATATGGATCTGGATCTGCTTCCTTCCAATCATAATCGAATTTTTCAATAGATACAAGCTTATTAAATCCAACAGCAAGTCCAGTAATAATTAACCTTACAGGTTCTTTGCTATCTCTAATCTTACTAAATAAACTTACATAAAATGAAGGTTCATGAAATTGTGCTTTATTTTGCCTATCTAAAATTTGCTTAATTAATGCAGTATAAAAAGTTTGTTCTGAATTGCCTGTTAGCACATATGGATAATTCTGTGTTTCTATTGTTGGGAAAAAACAACTAAATCCAATCGTGCTTAATTTAGGATTTTTTAAAACATTTATTTCTCCTAATGATACAATAGGGTATGTTTTATTATTTCCTGGAGTAGCGATTTTTAAGTCTGAAGGATTTACAGGAATTTGCACTGTATCTCCTTTATACACAATAAATATCTTTACATCGCCTCTAGCCCTACTTATAGAATCCGAATTTGGAGAAAGGCTCTCAAGAAGTGTGGTAGTATCACTTATTTTTCCGGATTGTGCAACCATTTTATCCTACTCCTCTCCAACACTTAAATTATAGGCATTTTCAAACATATCCGCCAAATCATCTGCAATTTGCCCCACATCTGCATTTTGATGTACATCTCCAAACACAACTCGCATAATTGGACGCATTGTAGTATACCTATTCACAAATTCTATTGCCTGAGATTCTTTAATCCACTTAATACTATCTTCATCAAGACTAATTTTACCACCTTTAACATTTTTTACTTCGCCAACAGTATCAAGATCTGTAATAGGTTTAGCTTTAACTCCACCAGTAGCTCCAATACCATTTGGATTAAATGTATTTTTCATGGTATTTAAAAAACTGTCTATTTTAGTATTAGTATCTTTAGCAAAATTAATTCCCCAATCATAACCTGATTTATAACTAGCCCCTACATCTTCCATCGCAAACATACTTACATAACCAATTTTTTCTTTACCTAATTTATCTAAAACAAAATTCATTCCTCGAAGAATTATGTTATTAAATAGTAAGATAAAATAATCGGCAACCATTTTTACTAAATTCATAAAAGCTGTTTTCATTGCATTAATACCACCCATAATAACTCCGAAAGCTTCCGGAAAAGCTAAAAATAATTTCATTAACATTCCGACGGCGGCTACTACGAGCAATACTTGCCAATTCATAGCAATAAAACTTAATGCCAATGCGGCGGCTCCAGGAAGCGCTGCTGCAATATTACGAACTAATATAACAAGAGAAACGCCTGCAATATAGCCTAAAATTCCAGCTAATATATCAAAATTTTCTACAAGTGTTTGAATCATTCCTACGCCACTGGTACTAATGCCAGTAAATACTTCATCCATACCAATTAGCAGGCTATTTCCAGCCATCGTCATAGCTTGACCGAATGTTATAGGAAGTTCATTAAATTTATTTTCAATTTCTGTAGCTTTTTGAAAAACTGCATTCTTAATTACTTCAGCGGTTATTTCCCCATTTTTTTGTGCTTCTTTAAAAGCTGCATCATCAAGTCCCATATAATTTTGTATAGCTTTTTTAATTAAAGGAGCAGATTCGCGAATAGTACGCATTTCATCGCCTTGCAATCTTCCAGAGGCCATAGCTTGTGTGAGCTGATACATGGCCGCTTTTTGTTCTTGTGGTGTACTACCACCAACAAGGAAAGCCTTATTTACTAACTCAGTAAAAGCTATTAATTCATTGTTATTTGCAAAAGCGTGTCCTGCAAGAATACCCATACGACCAATAACTCGGCTTGTAGCTAAATAGTCAGCTCTTGATCTTTGTGCAGAATCATAAATATCTCTGGATAGTTGATCTTGTGTTCTTAAACCATCATTAATAATATTTAATCTCGCTGCATTTAACATTAAGGCATCGCCTATATCTGTTACACGTCCAATTTCTGAAATGGTACTTTTCAACAAATACACACCAGCTAATAATTCTGTTAAAGGATTCATTGCATTTGAAAATACGTTTCCAATAGGATTTTCATCTTTAAAGCCAAGCCCCTTAATTAAATTCTGAGAACGATTAACATCAGAATTAAAATCTTTAAGTAAAGCATTAGCTTTTGATATATCCCGCGAAGCTGCTTTAAATAGACTCGCTTCGCCCGGCGTTTGATTTAATGCCGTTAAAGTAAGACGAAGCGAGGCTAAAACCTTATTTAGCACAGGGGACATTTGATCGTTTAAATATAATGTATTCCTGACTTCCATAGGCTAACCTCGCTATCTTTTATGTTTTCGTTTTCTTTTGTAATTCAGCATCTTGTTTAGCGGCGATTTCAATAAATGCCAGCACACAGGCTTTTTCTGAAATTGGCAAATTTAGATATTCAGAAGGCTTCCAATGAAGTCTTCTGAAACACCAAAATGCTGCCACCGTATCGGAATCTCCTTCTTTAAAGAGCTGTTTTACTTTTTTGCTGTGTCAACAGCCTCTTCACCATAGCCAGAATGTTGCATGATTTTATTTGCAATAAATTCAATCTCGCCGGGTTTAAATTTAGCTTTAATAAATTCCGTTGGAACTGTAATACCACCTAAAACAGCCGGGTCACGGAAATTAGGGTTTACACAGCCAATAGCCATTAAGCTACTGGATAATGCCATATTATCAACTGTTGGTTCACCTTTTGCATTAATTTTAATTGCCCTAGCTCTAGCTTCTTGCCATTCATCGGCATCAATAGCTCTAATAGTAATTGTTATTCCTGCAAGCTCACCTTTTAAAGTAATTTCTTTTGTATCACGTATATCACGATTTCGAATAAGATCTAAAAGTTCCATTATAATAACCTCCAATTAAATTTCCGGATTAGGGCTTGAAAAGTAATCTAAATATTCAAAGTCGGAGAATGTGCAAGTCATAGGCTCTTCCAAAACTTCGCTTTCAACATCTAATTTCGCCAAGACCCCTTCATCAATATTGCAGTAATAGAATGCAGACACCTGTTTTCCGATTGTGGTAGTTGGGTCATTATTCTTGATAGTAATAGTGAAATATAAATCTTTACCTGTTTTAGCGTATTCACGCATAAGTTTACGAAATACAGAAGAAACATAGTAAAGAGTAAATTCACCTTTACCAGACCAGCCAGAAGATTTATGTTGCGCCCCACGAAAACCAAGAGAACGAAATTCTTTCTTGCGTTTTGTGAAAGTCATTGTACAATCCTTAATCATAAACAATTCTGTAAGAACACCGTCAACAACCATAGTTGCCCAACCTTCTTGACCGGAAACGGCATCGCCAGCTCGTAAATAATCATACTCCTGTGACATTATTTAATCCTCCCTTCTTAACGACGAATAGTTACTGTCATATACAATTTTTCCATTGAATCAACAGGCTGTAAATACAATTCAACTACAACTTCGTCAAGGTTAGCACCTTGTCTGATTGTAATATCTTTAGAGCCGTCAAAATTCTGAATAGCGCCCATTTTTTGAAGTTTATTTAAGTAATCAACGGTATCAGCTTTAAATATTTCTCGACCATCATCATTATTATTCTGTTTACCTAAATAACTCTTTTCAAATAATAAACGAATATCATTATTAATTTGATCAATGGTACGAATTACTCTGTTTTTACTAAAAGAATAATCTTTTAGTGCAATAAACGTATGCAATGTATTAATATCCTGTTCAACAACAACAACGCCATCTTGACGAGAAGAAAGAATAAATTTACCCCTTCTTAAAGCATCAATAATTTGTTCATGTGTCAATTGATTAATGATTTCTGTTGCATCTTCAAAAGCATAATAAGTTAAAGATTTATTAATTGCACAACCTGCACTCATACCAGTTACACGAGCCACAAAAATAGGAACTGTAATCTCATACTGAGCGGATATATAACCTTGATTAAGAGTAGAAATAATGCCCTCTGTATCCGCATCAATATTATTTAAAACGGCCTGAACTTTCGTTCCAGTTGTTTCTCTCATATAACTGATAAAGGATTTTACTTGAGCGTGTATTTCAGTTGATGTTTCGAGTGGGATACCCATTGTATTCCATTTTGCAGTTTTCAACAATTCAAAATAACGAGTATAATTAGAATTAACTACAGTTCCATTTGTACCAGCTTCCAATTCCCCGCCTGCATCAGCTGTTAAAGATGCGGAACTTGTACCACTAAAATCAACAAAATCATTATTTTCGATATCGCCTACAGTAGTCCCTGTCTGTGTATCCTTAACAATTCCATTAAAAGTAGTAATAACATCGAATGCAGACCCATTTTCAACCACGGAAACGGCAATTTTATTTCCGCCAACACCTGCATATTTCGCAGTAGCCGTAAGATTGTTTAAAATAAGTTTTGCTTTAATACCTCCAGTATCCATACGGAAAAGCAAAACTTTAGAACAATCTGTCAAAACTTGCTGATATATTAAAGATTCTTCATCCATAATATTACAGCCAATAATACTTTCACAGGAGCCATCTAAAAGTTGTTCTGGAGTTAAACTAATTAATACATCATTAGCGCCAAAGTTCATTTGAATTGGTAATGTAGCAATTCCACGATCGCCTACCATATTCAAAGGCTGAGATGCGCTTTGAAAATTAATATAAGCACCCGGACGAACTTTATTCATAGCTTCAAAAGTTCCACCTGCCATTATTCTTCATCCTCCATTCGTTGAATTTCCAAAACTTGCATTTTAGGTTCTTCAGGCAAAATAAGTTTTGCCTTAATTTTATAATTAACAAAGAACTGTAAGACATTTTCAATAATTTGATAATTCATCTTACTTGCCTTTGCTTTTCTTGTTACTACTTCATCGCCATCTTGTTTATCTGGAATGTCGATCATTCTTAGAATACCAAACAATTTTTCAGCCATATCACGATATTCACTATGCCTACCATAATCGGATTCTTCTAAATAATATTCGACTTTCATTCGATATGTTCTCCAAGCCGAAGCAGTCATCCCATTTTCTTGTGTTACATCAATTACAGATAATACGAAAAAGGGCTCTACTGCACCTTCCATTATCTTATTTTTAAAAATAGTTGGAATTATTGGTGGGTCTACAGAATCATTTTTTAACCGATTTGCAATATTTTTTGCCATTGCACTAATAATGAAATCGCCTTTAATTGGTATAATCATAATCCTTTTCCTTTATAAAATGCTTTAAATGCAGCTTCAAAGTTGGCTTTAATTGTATCATCATATCTATCAATTGCGATCCGGCACATATGAAAACCATTTACAAAAGGCTTTTTTAATACTATTCCTGATTTAGCTCCTTTTGTATAAACAAACTTCCCACCAACAAAAATTCCAGGAACAAATCTACCGACTTGTTGCCTATGCCCATCTTCCACATATGACGCATATTCTAGTGAATTGAAAATTTGAATATAATAACCTTTAGCAGTTTTAAAAACTTGAGTTAATTCCCAGCGATTTCTTAAATCCCCTGTCTTAACTGGAGTTAGTGCTTTTGTGTCAGCTAATACCTTCATGGCCTCTTTTAAAAGAAACTGACGACAAAATAAATCATAATCTTTTTCTAGGTTCTCAAAATTTTTTAAAAACTTGTCAAAATCTTTATGATCAAATTTTATAGACATTAGGCAAACTCCCTATTTACAAGAGCGAATTGCTGATGGGAAGTATGCTTTTCAGGTCTACCAGCATAATCTGTATATGTATCTAATACATTTCCATGATCGTCTAGTACATAAGCTTTAATCTTATCACCTTTACGAATATCATAGGAAGGATCACAAAAAATTCCAATATGCTGATTTGTTGGGTTTATTAATAATGAATCTTCTTCCGGTAAATCTTGATAATTCAAACTAATTTTACAAGGAATTTTTGTATAAATAGGCTGAACGGATTGTTCATTTGATACAGTAAAGTCCTCCCCCATAGTTAAACCTAACCGATAAACTTCCATTCTGTCTTTATACATTAATGATTTAAAGAGTTTTCTTGTAAAACCAATTTTTATCACCATACTAACCTCCGAAATTTCTTCAGTTGGGATTCATAATCTAAAACAACAGTATCTAAATTAGCTTGATGACTTCTTAAATTCTTGTTATATATAGAGGTATCGCTACCACTTCCAAAGGTTATAGTAGTATCCCCTACTCTTATAGAGTTGATATTGCCTGTATTCACATCTGGCTCGGCTTCTTCCTCCTCACCTTCTACAGAAACAGTTGTTGCCTTTATAAACTCATCTTCATACCTAAATAAGTCAACTACCATATTCGCAAAAGTATAAGTTAATTCTTTAGGAATTTCATTAATATTACAATAATTTAAAATAGTCTGTTCTATTTCATCTACTGTTATTTTTAGTAAAGGCTCGGAGGGTGTATCCGCTCCGAGCTTTACTTTTACAATGTCCATAACTAAAGATTTATCAACGATTTTCATTCCGTTAATCTTCCAGATTTAGATTTTTTTCTTTTTGGAGTTGCAACAGGTTTTTCTTCCTGTTCTACTTGTTCTTCAAAAACAACAGCTCCAGATTTTTTCATTTCCGGAAGATCAGATTCATCGGCGATAATATCAGTATAGGGAGGATATACTTTACGATTATATTTTACAGTTATGGGAAACTGTACTTTAACCTTAGACATATTAGCCTCCTAAATTATTGAACTTTCATTACATAAATGTCATCCATTCTTTCGAAGGAAGGTAACATAATAGCATCTACAACAGTAAATACATTTACCGGATGCGGTTCTTTAACTGTGGTAATGGCAACACCATTAGCTACAACAGAAACAGAAGCGGAAGAATTACCGCTCATTAAATCATATTCTTCAGGAGTAGTGCCAAACCAAGTGTTACCCAAAGAGTAACTCGGCAACAAAGTTACATATCCATCAGGATAGAATTTATGGTCATTACCTTGTTCATCTTTGAACATCTTATCATATGTAATGATTTCAAGTTGAGTTTCTTGACTTACAAAGGATTTAGCCTGAGCGCTAGAAACTAACATGTTCGGAGCTGCTAATGGATTCATAAATTTCTTAATGGATTCAGAAGCCAACATATCTCGCAATGTTTTAGTTGTCATCAATGCTCGGGTAAGAGTGACACCATAATGATCGGCCATTTTAGTTGTTGCGTCAAGTAAGTCACCAATCGGATCATTTACAGCTTTCTTTTCTTGAGTCCAAACATCATCATTAGCCAAAATGATTTTATGGTCGGAAGCCCAATCGCCGTTAGGATCATAATCATATTTATAACTAATATCACGACCAGTGCCTGCGGTTGCAGTAACAGTGATAGTACCATGTACCAACAAGCTCATACGCATACGTTCTGCTTGTACCAATGCACCATCTACAAGACGAGTAATATCGTCATATACACGTGCAATAGTAGGCTGTGCAAAAGAAATGCCTTTAGCCAACAGATTTTGAATATCCTGACGTTCTTTTTCACCAATACGAGTTGCTTCACGGAAGAACGGCATTTCCGTAGAAACTTCAGTAACACCAATACGATCTCTTAAAGTCGCTTTGGTATCAAAAGCAGACGGTTGCAATGCAACAGGAAGTTGATTACGACCTTTAATCCATGCAAGCTCAAGACCATTATTTTTATTATTGGGAAAAAATTGACTACCAATCATAGGATTTTTCATGGCTGTATTAACATCAGTCCAATAAGCTGCAATGGCCTTTGAATCAAAAATTTCAAAAATAGAGTTCATTTCTATTATTCTCCTTTACTAATAATTAACCACCAACAGACGCATCCGTAGGTTGTAAGATGGTCATATCCTCTTTTAAGAAATAAATCATTCTTAAATTTTTAAGTGCTGCAGCTGATGGCGGAGTAGGTAAACGATCTGCTCGAATAAATCCATGTAAAACAATAGCCATGGAAGCATCACCTTCAGTTACATCATAATCTTGCAATACAACACCAATCGCTTTATCGTCATTAGACGGATAAATAGTACCCGCTTTAATAATAAAACGATCACCTTTTTTAACTACCATATTACCAGCCTCTTTGGCTATGGCCTTTCTTGCAATAGATACATAGTGATCAGGCATTGCAAGAATATGCTTAGCAGAATCGTAAGCAATAGTTTTGTACTTCATTGTCATTTTTAATTTCCTCCTTCTGTCTGAATCCCAAGCATTTGAAGTTTTTGTCTTGCTAAAGATTTACCGAAATCTTCACTTGTTGTAGACTCTTTTTTATCCGGATTGCTGTCCCTTGGCGTATATCCACTAGGATTTCCAGGATTATCGGCAGGTTTAAACAAGAAAGATTTATCTTTTTGCAAAGATTCAACCTGTTCTTTCAGTCCACTAACAACCTTGTCACCATCTAATTTAATTAGACTTAAATCGATTAACCCTTTTACAAGTTGCAAATCGTGCGGTTTATTTTCGCCAGCTAATAAGGCTAATTCAACTGCATTAACTTTGCGTAATTTTTCGAGCTGCTCTTTATACTCAGTTTCCTTCGTAGTAGCCTCGCCCTGAAGTTTTTCGATTTTGGCGGCAAGTTCAGCATTAGTACCTTCAAATTTTTTCAATTTTTCCAGTTCTGTTTTATTGCTGTTGACTGTTGCAACAAGGTTTTCATTCTCTGCCTTTAGCACATCATAAGTCCCTTTAGGCACATAACCTTCCATAGCTGCATTATGCAGTTGTATTGCTTTTTCTGCTTGTTCTTCTGTTAAGCCAAAAGCAATCAAGGCTTCTTTTGTCATATCATTCGCTCCTTTTCATAAAAAATGTACTCGTAGAATCATCTACGAGTACATTATACAATATAAATTCTTAAAATTCAATATAAAAGTTCTTATTTATTTACATATTCTTTTAACCATTGTTTATAACTGATATTTTTATCAACTGTATAATAACTTTCTTCTTTAGCAATGCGTTGTGTATAAGATTGCCCATCTATAACTGGAACAGTTGTTGTTCTACAATTTGGATGAAATGGTGGAAAGTTTACCCCTCGTTCAGCTTTAGATACTTTAAAAATTCTACCGTCCATACTTATACAAATTTCTGATGTTTTAAAATCCAAAGTTGCTAAAAGTTGATATTCTTTTATGCCAGCTTGTGTATAAGCTTGTAAAGCCGCCTGATTTGCTACATTATTCATTTCAGTTCTGACTAAAGTCATTGCTACACCTTGGCGTGTATTCATAGCACTGGCAATTTTATCAGTAACATATCTAGATGGTTTTCCAGCCGCAAAAGCTAATTGCATTTCTTTTTTAAGATTATAAATTAGCATTTCTTTATTTTTCCAAAGACGATCACTAAAATCCTCTCCTAAATAATTTTGTGAGAGAACACTAATAACTAAATCTTTGGAAGGGGTAGTGAAGGACATGCCTACGCCAGAATAAGTCTGCACGTCATATAAAGTATGGTAATACATATCTTCATAGCCTTGTAGGTATATATTCGGTTGTTGATCTTCCTGTTTTAATAATAGCATTTCAATAGCATGCCTATATTCGGCTATTAATAATTCTAATCTGGATAATCTTGCACGATCTTGAAGTTCCTTTAAATTTTTAAGGTAACTTTGAGCATTTTTAGTATCATACTGTGAAGCCTGTTCAATATAATCCTGAATAATTTCTTTAAATTCTGATAATTCTTTACCGGATAATCTTTTTTTAGCCATTTCCAAAGAAATTTTATTTTCTTCTGCATATTTAGCATAAAAAAGCATTAATTCTTCCTGAAGCTCTTTAATTACTTTTTTATATTCTTTAGCTAATTCAAGATTATAATCAACTGCAATATCTTCCACAGCTTGCAAATTACGTTCTGCTCTTTGTTGCCAATAATCCTGATTACTCATTATTTCCTCCATAAGAAGCTCTTGTTAATTTTAACTGCATATCAAGTTCTTTTTGTTGTTCTTCTTCTTGTTCTTTTTCCAATAAACGAATCTCTTCTTTTGGATCAATAACCCATGGATGATTCGAAACAATAGTTTGTTTACTAATAACACCTTCACTATTTTTACAATCGAGAATTGTTTGGGCTTCATTAGTAATCATATCAGTATTAAAGATGATATCGAAATCTTCAGAAGTAAAATCTTTATTATTAAATGTTTTTTCGTGTTCTTTAATAAACCATGCAAGAGATTCTAATGCTTCAATTACTTGCACACCTATATCGTTACAATCCAAAGACAAATCAATATATTTAAATTTTAAAGCTTCACCACTAATATCTCGCATTTCATCTTGTTGAGTATCTACACCCGAACCATCTTCATAAATATCTTTACGTAAACGATTTAAATGTAATTCGGCTCCCTCTAATTTAAAAGGTATATCTAAATTAGTAAGATCGCCCTCTTCCGTTACATAGGCAACTTTTGTTTGCTTTAAATTAAGCATAAATTCATCTTTATCTGTGCCATCATAACCTTTAACAATACGAATACTATTAGGAACATCATGAATTTGATCACTAATATCACTGGTAATGGAATCATAGTCATCTATTAAAGTTTTGATGTATCTTAATAATGGCAATTCTTCCATGTTATATTTAATACAAACAAAAGGAACACGTCCCCAAGACATAGGATCGGATACATAAATAGGATTTCCAAATTCATCTGTATCAATTAAACCATTTTCATTAGTTTTCTTCTTCTTAATTCGAAAATGACTATCAACAAAACTTTCTTTATCCGGATCAATTCGTATTCCACCAGCTGTTAATTCATAAAACCAAACTCCTTGAGGTGTATAGTATTCAATTTTTTGATGTGGAATTTGATCTCCATTTGGCTTGATTTCCATAATTTCATAAAATCGAATTACTGCATCTAAAACTGTATGGTCTGCATCTGCCCAAAAAGGAATAATTTCATAATCGGGCATTCTTTTAAATAATAAATTTCCATCTTCATCATAATAAACTTGAAACCAATTAATTCCGGAAACAACCGCTTGTCTAACCATATTTTGTAAACGACGAAGAAATTTTTTATTAAAATAACCTTGAAGAATTTGTTCAAACTCTTCATTTTTGCATTTGATGGTAAAGGCTTTACTTAAAAGATAGTTAACTTTTTGATTTACTAATTTACGATAAAAAGAATGTCTTAATTTAACATTAGACACAGTATTATCAATAATTTGTAATCCTTCGCGATTAAAATAAAATCTTATTTTATTATCAATCTCGGTTTCATTTTCAAAATACTCTCTTGCTACTTTTCTTTCCTTAAACAAAGCACTATTTTGAAATTGTTGAACAGCTCCAGTTAAAAAATCTTCTTGTGGTTTACCATAGCTACTCATACGACGAATGTTTTCTGCATTAAAGTCATTTGGATCAATTCTCATAAAATCAGGTAATTTTAACATAATAACCTCCTAAAAACTAAATGTTCTGCGATTACATCTTTCAGTTGCATATCTTAGTGCGTCCATTAAATGATTATATTCATCCATAGGTTCATTAATTGGTTTTCCAGTATCTTTATCCTTATCCCATACATAGTTACTAAATTCAACAACGTGATTCATGCAGCGTGGGTGAACATAAATATGATAATCTTGCAATTTTTGAATACCTGCAAGAACGCTACCTTTACCTTTTTTAGCTGGTTTAATACGATTTAGACCTAATAATCTTAATTCGTTAATTGTTCTCGCATCCTCATTATCTGCAATAATAACATCATTCATATATCCCTTATATCTAATATTGTCACGAATTTGTTGATTTGTTAGTTGAGTACGATAAATTTCATCGTAAACAAAAATTTCGTATTTATCCTCGTCAACAAAAATACAACTCATTGCAGTTGGGTCATTCGCATAGCCAAAGTCAAGACCTTTGAAATCTCTATAAATTGGAATACCTTTTTTATTTTTAACATCTCTAAAATATGAGATATCAAAATCAGCTTCTTCCCAATTACTATAGATAAGACCTTCCGCAATACCCCAATCTCCCATTCCTTCGATACTATAACGACGAGGATTAGTACGTTTCATTTCTTCAAATATTTTTATATCATCTTCGCCTAAAAATTCATTGCATTGATAATTTGTTGTTAAAGCTAATATATTTACATTATCGGCTTTATCAAAAAATCTCTTTTTAATCCAAATTTTATCAGACCACGGATTGAATGTAAAAGTATGTTGTTTAAATAATGGATAAGGTATAGCGCCACGAATTGATAAGTCAACCTTATTAAATTCATCTTCATTAGAACATTGAAAAGCTTCTTCCCACCATACCCAGCAAATATATCCATCTTCTACTGTGATAGATGTGATTGATTGTGCGTCGTCCATGCCTCTAAAGAATATCTTTTGTCCGGAAGGTTTATAAGTGATTTCCAAAGGATTAACTGTGCAATGCCATAAATGGTCTACACCTAATCTATTAATAGCCCATTTCAACTGTCTATAAGTAGAATCTCTGTGTGTATTATAGTAACGTCTAACTACCATTGTGTTCGGTTTTAATCTATACCGTTCGTAGAACTTCATCATATTATAGATATACCATAAAGCAGTAGTACAGGATTTTTTACTACCACGACCACCTTTTAAGCATCTATAACGACCTTTAAAGTTCCAAAATGTCTTATACCCTCTGCCCACAATTTGAGAAATATTAATTGCAGTCATTTAATCCTCCAAATCTTCTTCCCCAACAAAAGAAACAGCACTATTAACATTAACGTTATTTTCGTTAAAACCGTGCATAGTATTCAACTCACTAACTGCATCAACAATACCTGTGACTTGAATTTTATTAAGATGATTTTTCTGACGAAGTTTAATCATCTTATTTACAAGACTTTTAATAACCCTCGGGTCTTCTTCTTCCTCAATTTGTTCCTGAAGGAATTGTAATTCTTCTTCAAAGGCTTGATTAACACGTTCCATTTCATTTTGGCAAGTAGCTATAACATAACGAAGTTTTTCAATGGATTCTTCCTTAGACCATTTTATAGACTTTAACTGCTCCTGTTCTCTAGCCTCAATTAATTTTCTAATACGATTTGCGATTGCAGGTTGCTGTGCTTTCGAATAAGCCGATGCACCAACACTTTTCACTGTATCTAATTTTTCCGGAAAATGTTGTCTAAAAGCATCAACATATCGAACACCCATTGCAATATCCATACAGAACGCTTCTTCTTGCTCTGTTAAAATACCTGCAAGAGATACTAATGCTGCCATAATTAACCTCCTTCTAAATAAAAATAAGGATACCAAAAAGATATCCTTATTCGTATCTTTTATTTAATTGTAGAACAGAAAGTTAAAAATGTCAACTATCTTTTGTTTCTAACAGGTGTGTTCCATTTAAAATGTATAAAAGATATTCACAACTTTTAGAAACGGCCGAATAATCCTCGTCAAATTCATCACTATAACATTTCCATAATGTAAGGTTAGAACCGAAATAAAATATTCCATAGTACTTTCCAGTAAACCCATCATAAAGTTTAAACTTTTGTTGAATTTTTATACCAAGCTCAGATAAAACCTTTACTGTTATATTTTTCTGTATAACCAAACACCTTAACCCCCTTTATAACTCCTAATATAAAGGCATTTTCATTTGCCTGTACTTCCCACTCCGCCAACTCTTTCGGGTAGATTATCTACATCTTCTGTATCCACAGTATGATATCTATGAAAAATACCCTGTGCAATACGATCGCCTTTTCTAAAAGTATATGGAGCATTACCTCTATTAGTAATGTCAATTAGGATTTCTCCTTCATTATCCGGATTATTATAATAATCAGAATCAATAATACCTGTACCATTAGTTAACTGTAAATTATATTTAATACCTAAACTAGAACGAATGTGAATATATAAAACTTCATCATCATTCATTTGACATTTGATACCAGTTTTAAAAAGAATAGATTGTCCTGGATTTAAAGTTACTCCTCCCCATGGAGCAAAAAAATCATAACCAGCTGATTTTTTTGTTTTTCTTTGTGGAATAAAAGCTTCCTTTACTTTTGATACTTTTTCAAAATTACGCATTATCTTCACCTCTACGATAAATTCTATGAATTTGATAAAATTTGAAAGCTCCAATATAATATTCATCACATTTATCAATTTTCACCGCATATATATCTTCAGAATCACTAACTAATTCAGGATTTAAAGCATGAGAAACGACGCCTAAACCAACTCCGGAAACAAGAACTCTATCACCTTGCTCTAAATGATAGCCAAGTATCCATGTTAACCAACGTAAGAAATTCATAATTACATCAGAAAACACGAAAGCTCCCAATGTACTTATAAATGCAACCACACAAAACTCTAACATTACTTATTCAACCCTTTCCATAATAGCATATGTATTCTAATTAACATAAATAAAATACAGGCTAATAAAATCTCTATGGAAGTCATCCAAAAACCCGCTTGTGATTTAAGAAAGCAAAAAGCGATTGCAACTCCAACAAAACCATTGCATATCATTTCAAACATTTTATTTCCTCCAATTTACGACTGACTTTAACTGTATCTGCATCAGGTTTTAATAATTCTTTAACAGCCTCGCAAAGAATCTTATTATTATGCAAGGATGTATCATAGGCTTTTAAGATTGATTCTTTTTCTTTCAAATCATTAGAACATTTAGTTAAATAATCAATATATTGTTTTTGTAATTCTGAAAATTTTTTTGTAGCTATATTCCACATGAAATATAATACCACATTAACAATAATACTACAAAGAATGAGTAAAATTAAAAAGATTTCAGTTTCCGTGAACATTTTCTTTTCTCCTTTCAAATTTATTTTGTAACAAATTAATAAATTCTTTTGTTGCCATGTGTAATATATCCTGTTTCAAGGCAGCGTTATAATACTTTAGGTGAATGAAAACAATGCACTCTTGCACATAAATATTATTTAAGTATAAATCTGCCATACAGGATTTACAAACGTGTAAAGTAACGGTTTCAAGTTGTGATTCTGTGCATTGATAGGGAGAAAACCACTTAGGAATCCAATCTACTAATTTATCACTTTCTTTGTTGCAAATAGTACATTTCATTCCTTCACTTCCTCGAATAAATCTTTAACTTTTACATTTAAAGCCTGTGCAAGACTGATAAGGGTACTTAATCGAACACTATTCTGTCTATCACTGGTATTTGTTTCGATAAGTCTAATAGTTGTAGGGGCTACCCCGGAAACGGCGGATAAAGCTTCCCTTGTCCATCTTTTTTTCTCCCTATATTGCCGAACCTTATAAATAACTTTTTTTGTTTGTGTTGGCTTTACAATCATTTTAATATCATTAGTTTTAATATAATCAATTTTATGAATTTTTAAATAATGTAATACTTTAGTAAAAGCTTCAAATAATTCTGAGTTAACTATTAAATTCATTTTCTACACTCATTTCTGATTAATATCAACAACTATTGGATTTAAATACTTATCTTTAACTTGCATATCTAGTATTTTATTTGTTAATTCATAAATACATTGTAAAGCATTTTGTCTTATTGTAACATCTTCATCTTCCTGACAAGCACAAACTATGGCCTCGATAAGTTTAGTTAAATTTTCATCATTAATAATTTCCATTATAATCTACCTCTTTCACTATCTGCTAATTTAGTACATTCTAAATGATATATTCTACCTTTACCATACGCACCACAATTTATAATGGCAGTATCTGTATTTACAATATCTTTAATATTTTTATTGGCTTCTATAAATTGTTCTTCTGTGACAGGTAAAATTACCCCTATTTTTAATTTAAATTCGGCGTTTACAAAGGCTTTTGTTGCATCGTGAATGAATAAATCAAAAACATTACATTCATACCCCAGTTGTTCATTTTTTATCGGTTTTCCATTTTTAAGACAATCTTTAAGGGGATTGATAATATCCCATTTATAAATACCACTAAATTTAACTATAGCTGTAGCTTTAACTAACATTATTAACCCTTCTTTCTCATTTGTTGTTCATATTGTTTAATTTGTTCTTCTATTTCGTGAATTTTATTCTTAATTTGATTAATATTTTCCATATTCTTAGATTGTATTTCATTAAATATAGAAACATATTCTTCTTTACTACAGATTTTCTTTTCTAATAATAAAGTTAAAATAGTCATGTTACTAGATCTTGTTATTTCTAAATCTATCTGAGTTTCCGCTAATTCTTTTAGTATTTTAAAAATAAAACGATATAACATAATAATTCTCCTTAAAATATTATTTGTCTTATAGCATACAAAATTAAAAGTATACATATAATCAAATTAAAATAAGATTTATTGCGCATATATAGTTGTAGACTGACAGTAAATAATATACCTAAAATAAAAGAATCAAGTTTACCATTCATAAATTTAACTCCTAATAATTACCGTCCAGTTATTAAATAATTCAAAGTTGCCCCTAACGGATTTTGTAAATAGGCTAAATACTCACTGACGCCAGTAATGAAACAACACACCATACCTATACTTAATATGCCAAGAATAACAGATATTAAAGTTATGATAAACAATATATCATTGTTATACCTATATTTTGGAAATAACTTATAAAAAAGATAAAAAATAAAAATTATAAAAATTTCTAAAAATACCATTGCAATTAAATCATTAAACATATAATGCCCATAATATTCAATTAAATCATCTAAACTTTTTTCGCCTACTGTGGTTAAACTATTTAAAATCTGAATAATTGTTTCTTCTTTCATTATTCTTCCTCCTGTATTATTAAATCTTTATGGTCTTTATCTAAATGTCTTATCGCTTCTTCTTCCGACCTGTATAATTTTCCTGCTTTGCGTAATAATTGATGAAGTGTAGAGTCCGTATCAAATCTGACTTCTTGAATATAACCTGAAACAGTCACATAATAAACCATTTCACCATATTTAGGATAAAAAGGTTTTTTCTTTATAAAAGCTCTGCCAATTAATAAACATAGTAAATTATAAGAATGACCACCATTTCTACTGGCACATTTTAAAATATCTTCCGGTTTTTCAAAATTTTTATTGATATAAAATAGTTCATTAGATATCTTTTCATGGTCTTTATCCAAAATATAAAATTTTTCACCTGCTTGTAAATCATTATCGTCTAAAAATTGTTGTATATATTTATTCATCATCGTCATCTCCGTTATTTTCCATAATAGCCCCGCAAGCCTGACAATAATTGTCTTTGCTATATAATCCGAACTTGCTGTCGCATACGCTACATTGGATAAAGTTGCCATACTTATCAGGTTCTAATTCAATCCAATGCCCATGCTTACGTTCTTCTACAACTAGCATTGTATCAAGCCTATCAGCAGCACTTTGATAACCACTTCTAATGCCGTCGAAAAAGCCAGGCCAAGCGGGTATAGTTTCAGCTATTGCTAATAACTCAGCTTTCGCCTTATCAGCGTCTATCAATCTCATAATTTATTCACCATCCACGCGCCGCACTCCGGGCAGTATTTTGTTTCGTATTCTTGTGGTTTTTTGCAAACGCTACATATGCTAGTATCTAAATCAATATCTTCCCAATGCCCGTGCTTGCGTTCTTCTACTGTAGGGGCTTTGTCTATTAAACCTTGAAAAACGTTTAACGCATGAGCAAAACGAAAATCAGCCTTTGCATAAGCGTTTAACACTTCATTCATTAGTTCCATGCTTAAAGCGTCTTTATCTATTAATTTCATAATCTATCATAACTCCTTTAATTATAATATATGTTTTATTGTCACAATACGTCGTCAGCCTCAATAACGATCTTGTCATCATATTTTGATACCAATTTTACCTCATGTCCGTAATATCCGTTGTGTTCATTATATGCAACAAATTGTAACAAGCCGTTAGTCGTTTCAACATTAATAAACATAGCTGAGCCAGCATCTAGATCTTCTTTCATGTTTGATACTATTGTCCCCAACTTAGTATCGGTAACATAAACATTTTTTAATTCACTGCCAATAAAGCTTCCAAAATCGTCTTCACTAGATAAATAGCCCCAATTTTCACAACAATCTTGTCCATTATTTATGACAAAATATAATTGTCTTGAATCTGTTTCAATACAATATCCATCATATGTGTCCCATTCATTATCAAAATAGACATCACTAACTTCTTTTATATTTTTTATAATTTCCATATTTTTCTTCACGCTCCATTCTTACCCAACGGTTTTTGTTCTTAGATATAAATTCAGAAGGTCTACCAAAAGGAGATATGATATCTAAGCCAAGGCATAGACGAGCAAAATTTTTTACGCTTAAATTTTCCCTTTGACAAATACCACAGTGAAAACTACCCAAGTATTTGCACTCATGACACCAGCCTACGTACTTTATTTCAGATTTTGACATAATTGAACATCTTTCTGTAAATAACACATTGCTTGTTCAGATTTTGTCGCATTCCAATATTTTATTAAATTTTGTTTACTTCTAAAACGTCTAGTTTTCAAGCCACAACATTCACAATTAATAGAATATAAATAGTCTGATATATATTCATTAATTGTAACTGATTGATCACATATAGGGCAAGTTTTTAATATAACAGGTTCAAAATTATTTAAAATATGACAAATTTCTTTGGCTACCTGCAAGGATACATTAACGGCCATGGCTAAAATTCTATAATTCTCATGAACTTCATATACATTATAAAGGTCTAATTTTTCATCTGTTAAAACTGGTTCATACATATTAACATCCTCCTATTTTTATAAGTAATTAAGTAAATACAAGAAAAGTGCAATAGAAACATTCGCAGTAATCAATATAAGAAGTTTTGCCCACGCACTCTTCGCCACATCTAATAAATTACAAAGTACATATAAATAAAATACAAATATACTAATAATGGTAATTAAGCCCAACATTGATAAGAATGTCATAATTTAGCCCCCTAATTTGATTCTTCTTTATACATACAATTCAATATCAATTTTAATTCTGACTTATTAAAATTTACTGCTATTTTTTCATTATCCGGCAATTCATTTACCCATGAATCCTGTAAAATTGCCCTTAACCTGTTGATAATCTCTACAGACTCTTTGTTCATTGTTTTTAAACTCCTTTCATATAATTACATTAAAAAATTTTTTACGGCCGTTTACGGACTGTTTTCATTAAGGCATTTTCCCAACTCCTAACATTTTATTTACAGTTTTTAGCCCTATTTTGCGGCTATGCGTTTATTATAATGCTATCTAACATATTTGTCAACAATTATTTTTAACGACATAAATCGTCCATTAAGGGTCTGTATTTTTGCTTTTAGATTTTATGATTTAACTCCTTAAATGGTTTTACATTGTTTGTGTTTTTGATTGGTAGAAATCATCCATTAAGGGGGTATATTTTTTGATTATTAAAAAAGACTCTATAGGGGTCTGTATTTTTGATTATGGAAAATCATCCATTAATGGAGATGTATTATGGTAGGGGTGGGTGGTAGGCTACATCTTCAAAACGGACTCTGGGGGTATTAATTATGAAGATTAATAACATGGTAAGGGCATCTAGTTGCTTATGCTTATCAATAGCTATTGCTATTAGCTTATTATGCTAATTAATAGTAGGGTATTATTTTGTATATATACTAATAATACACTTTTACTATTTATCTATACTTCATAATCATCTATATTACTAATAATATTCATTTATTATTTACCGCCAAATGGCATAAACACTGGCTTTTTAATTAATAATGGCTATTGCTTATAATATATTGCTTGTTTGCATGGCTTGTATTATGGTATATATTGTATATATACATATATTATATATTAATAAGGCTTCATAATCAGTAATTGTTACTAATAATGAGCTTATGCTTATCATGCAGCGGCAAAAATAGTATTAAATCCTTATATGTATATGTTGTTTGTAGCCCTTAAACACTATATTTCTACTATTACTTGCATATAAACATGGTAAATAGCTACCTAATATAACATAATATGCAATACAACATGGTAATATATACTAAACTCTAAATGGTAATATATTTCACCTATTACTACATTGTTTATATTGGCATATATGGTATGTTATTAATAAATATCTAATAGCTACTTATATGTATATTTACTTGTTTAAAAGCTCTTTATATATGTATTATTTATAGGTATATTATTTATTATTGTAGTATTTTCTATATTGTATATATTATTAAAACCTAACAATTTTTACACAGCGCGGCGGCTTAAATTTTATATGGTATTATTAGAGTTCATTATCCTTACTAATATTTGTTATTAAACAGCATTATTATTACTATTAACATTAATTCCTATTACTCTTATTTTACTAGCTAATTATATTTGCTTATTTACCTGCAATCTGCATAAATACTGGCTTTTTAATCTTTTTTATTGCTTATTAATAATTGTTGCTAATTATCTTGTTTGCTAATTAGTTTGCCTTATTGTTTGTTGTATTATTACTATTATTGTTATTTATTATTTAATATTTTCAATAGTCACTAAAATACGTTTGTACTTACTACGCCGCCGCCAAATTTTGCCTGTATTAATACTTTTTTAACTTGCCCTATTACTTATACCTTTGCAAGCAAAAACCTTTTATAGCCAATTTATATGCCTATAAAGCCTATTGCCAATTTACTAATTTGCCAAAATATGCTATTTTTATTATATTTTTTATTACTTTTACATCATTTTATAAAATATGTTTACATATTTTGCTTGTAATTTTTTAATATTGTATATTGTAATTTACAAGCAAAATATGTTATAATGTAACTATAATAAACAAGGGGGTATTTAATATGCAAGTTAGTAAATATTTGTACAAACATTTTGCGCAATTAAATTGCCACAATTTAAATTATGGCGTTAAAATTACAAGTGCTGTATTATTGCAGTATGTTAAAGCACTTGGTTTTAGGGTTTTAACATTAAAATTTTATGGCAAACCAAAACGCAACAATTTTAGTATTACGGTAAAACACCATAATTATAATAATTGCTATTGTTTAAATTGGCGTACTAATAAAAATGGCTATATTGTTTTTGTTGGCGTTTGCATTGTTTAAAAAATTAATAACCTGCAATTTTGCAGGTTATTTTTTTGCCTATTTTTTAGCTAAAAAAATACCCCTTTTGCAAGGGGCAAATTTTTATATATTAAAAATTATATGTATCGGTATAAAGTAAATTTGCAGTGCCACATATACCAACGCTGCAACTAATATTGGCGCCGCCGGGCATTACATTTATAATGCAATTACCATTGCTGGTATATGTTGTTAGTATAAATTGGTTATTAGCCATAAACTCGAGCTCGCACTCGTTACCGTTTGCATTTAACTCCTCGGTAACATTATCGAGTAATTGGTAAATATTACTAATTTCGTTAGGGTTATTAATAGTATCGAGTATTGTTTGGTAAATTGGTACAAATTGGTTAACTAAATTGCTTAAATTGTTTACATAATTGGTTAGCATAGGTATTTACCCCCTTGTTTATTTGTTACATTTATTATACCATAAAAAACATAATTTTGCAAGCACTTTTACAAAAAAATAAGGTAGGTTTTTGCCTACCTTATTAATAATTATTTTTAATTGTTACCAATGCCTATTTGCCAAAAGCCCTCGCTAGCATAATTTACTATTTGCACTGGTGCATTATTAAAAGTAGTATTTAAATAGCCACCATATGGTATTTGCAACACATTACTAATAAACGCAGGTGCATAACTGCACTCGTATACCATTTGCAACTGGTTTACATTTACTACACCGTTGTTATTAATAACTATTACTATATCGGTAGTAATACTAATATCGATAGGTAACTGTGGGTATAGTTGCCATTGTACGTAGTTAAAAGTGTACTGTGTACCATTACTTGTTTGGGCAACTATTGGGTTGTATTGCAAGGCCGCCGGGTTAGTGTTGTAGGTTGCAGTATTTACTGCATTTAATACATATTGCACATTGTTAACTTGGTTAACAGGCACTTGCAAATTTTGCAGGTTTTGCAAAACTGCCTTGTAGTAATTGGTTGCCCCTACTAAATTTTTGTAAGTACCACTATGTTTTGTTTTTGCCACTTTTGCCATAAATAAACACACCCTTTTTTATTTATTTGTAGGTAAATTTTTACCTTAACTATATTATACAGCACTTTTTGTAAAATTGCAATACTTTTTTATAAAAAATTTTAGCATCTTTTTTTATTGTAACCTATTTACAAATTTAAATCGAAGTGGTATAGTTTAAGTATGCCAATGTATAAAGCAAATTAGTAATAATTACTAATAATAAACTAGTAATATTAATACGCAATATTTATGCGCATTTTTAAATAATTAGTAAATGTTGCTAGTAAACAATATTTGCTATTAGTGCAGGTTACTAATAGGGTAAAGCTGCTGTTAAGTGCAAATATACGATGCTGCCCTAAACCGTTTGCTGCCCAAAATGCAATGCTACCTTCTTTGATAATGATTTCAAATTAAGAGTTATTCCTACATTCTTAATATTATTATTTTAGCTATTTTCGTAATTGCTAATGATTTTTAAAATTTAAAATTTTGCCGAATTTTACATTCTGCAGATAACTAATACATAGCCCTTGCAATTAGGGCTATTTTTTATACGAATAACCATTTTAACGCCAACGAAAATGTACCTACATTAATAATAAATAGGCTGGTAAAGGGTTTATATATACCCCTTGCCAGCCTAAAAATTTCAACAATTTAAAAATTTGTATATTTTAAAAACGTACTTAATTTAAAAACGGACTTAATCATATTCAACTGCATAAGTAATTCGACGGTCGCCGAAAAGTGTATTGATTACTGCTAACTTTAATAGTTTATGTTTAGTAATATGATATTCAACTTCAAAACTGTAACCATAGCCAACGGCAGTGACTTCAATATGATTACCCCCAGTTTTATAAACAGTGTCAAGGCTATATACATCACCTAAAATTTGTTCACTCAGTTTGCCGACGAAAAGTTCGAAGTCAAGCTCTGTTTTAATTTTTTCGTGGCCTGCCAAAAATTCAGTTTCAAATTTTTTAAATAATTCGTATAAGTTCATAATGTACACCCCTTTTTTGTTTTTAACAAGTATTGACTTTGCTTTACCTGTTAAATAAATTATAACATAGTTTTATAGCAAAGTCAATACTTTTTTAAACTTTTTAAATTTGTTGGGTATAAATATAGCACTTTTTAATACCATTATATTTATAATCAATAAATATTCCTTTTTCGGTTTTTTTCGTATATAGTTTTAATATTACAATACCATATTGTGCTATATAGTCACAAAAATACTCTTCAAGTAATTGGGCTATTTCATCATATGTAAGGTCGGCATAAGGAGCAAACAGTAAATAACTATTAATCATCGCTCCTAAAAAGTCCTCAACATTTAATACTATATCATTTCCAATAATCACAATTACACCTCCGGGTCAATAAATACTAATGGATTAGTGACTAATAAAGTATTGATGTTATATCGATTTCGACGTAACATACCATATTTAACTTCACCGTTAACTGTTTTAGTAACTGACTGTGTAATTAAATAAACACTTTTACCTGAAGGTGATATTTCTTTACTAATAACTTTGCTTAATAATCCATAATTCCAAACTAATACATCCCCAACTTTAATATCAATTGCTTTAGTACCTTCAAAATAGCCCTTAAAACCTTGTAAATATACACCATTTTTCATATTAGTCATCCTTCCTAAATGTGTTATTAAACCTTTTTAACATTTTATACCAATTAAGCAGCATGAAAATAGGGAAACCTGCAATATAAATAATTGTTACTACAATAAAACCACATAATTTTGTAAAAGCATATTCGTTATTAATTAAGTACCATGCGCCAAACACAATGACGCATGATACTAGCAACATAGTTAACATTATTTAGCCTCCACTTGTTTACGTTGCATAATAGTCGAACCTTCAGCTACTCCTTGCAAAAATGCACATTTATCAACAGGAGCGTTACGCTTTTTAGTTTTAAAAGTGCCTGCCCCTTTTTCGGCCATAAATTTGTCGAACTCGGTATTTACTTCCTCGGCAACTGTAATTTTTAAAGCCGTGCAGTTTTTGTCAAGCTCCTTTTTTAAACCTACTAAAAAACCATCGACAAAACTGTTATACACGCCTTTAACTCCGTTACCCTGTTTCCAAATTTTCGTTTGGTAACTATCGGCCATACGGTGAATGGCCTGCCATAACCATTCGTAAATTTTGGTAACCGTTTTAGCGTTATTTTCGTAACCATAAAATACTGGAATCATTTTTTCAGCCCATATTAATTTTACACCATAATTATTAGCTAAAATTGTTGCCAGCGCAAAACGGTAACTTTTACCCCTTGCATTCACTGCAAATTCAGCCACGATATTTGCAGGTTTTTTGCTAATGTTTTGTAATTTAATGTTGTACTTTGCCATTAATTCCTGGGCTTTAGCGGCCGCTGTAATGGCCTCGGCTTGGTTGGTATTTTTGTTCGCCAACTCCAGTAATTTAATAATTTGTTGTTCGAGTTTGTTTAATTTTTGTTCAGTCATTTTTATGACCCCCCTTGTTTATTTGTTATACTTATTATAAACGATTTTGCTTATAAAGTCAAGCACTTTTTAAAAATTTTTATCATTTTTAATTTGTAACATTAAATCGCTATAAACTTTAATTTGT